GCCAGGCCCGACCAGATCGGAATGCAGCCGCGTGTCGTTCTTATCGATCGACCCCTTTGGCAGCCACTCTTTCATCGCGTTCCACATGAACGCGCGCATATTCTCCTGGTGGCGATTCGGCGACATTCCGCCGAAATTCACCTCGACTACGTTCTTGAAGCCGGCCATGCGGAGCCGCTCGACGATGGGCGAGCCGAACGCGGAGTCGACGAACATCATCGCGACTTTCAGCTCCGGATCGGATAAAACCTGCAGCGCTTTGGCGATCAGCATTTGCCTGTCGCGGCCGTCTTCGCCGGTTATTCGAATCGGCGCAATGGAGCGCGCATCGCAGCCGCGCCGGAAGCGGATCACATTCCACGCCCGACCGCCTCCGGAAACGTCGAATCCCGCGATCAGCGGTTCGTCGTCGAGCGGTACGCCAGTGTTGCGTTTCGCGGCGTCCACGCGCGCCGTATCGATAAACTGCAGCTCGCTCGCGCCGGGCGCGAGACCCAATACGCGGACCTTGAACCAGTCCGAATCCTCGCCGTAATCCCGCGCCCATTCTTCGATGAGCTCTTTCTTCGTGAACCGCGAAGAGCGGCTGTCTACCGTGCGGTGGTTCCAGCGATCGCGCTGCGCGCCGAAACAGACGTTGTAAAACTCGCCCGTGTTACGTTCCGGCTGGCCCCAGACAAACATCATGTCTTCGTCGCCGATCAGGCCGCCGTAGGCGACTTTCCAGATCTTGTCCGGAATCGTGCTGGCTTCGTCGAACAGATACCAGCTCGTCGATCCGCGTGCGTGCTGCCCGGCGAACGATTGCGCGTTTTCCTCTTTACAGGTCTGCGCGATCAGCTTCCAGGTATCCGCCGTCTCGCCCGGTCCGAGCATCTCGGGACGAATCGCGATACTGCGCGCCTGGACCGTGAACCAGTGCGACGTCGCGCAAAGTGCCGTCCATTGCTGGATGGCCGCCCAGGTCCGTTCCTCAAGCTGCGTTGCCGTGCCTGCGCTTACCGTTCCGATCGAATGCGGTCGCGTTGAGAGAAGCCAGTCGGCGATCCAGCCGCCCATCGCGCTCTTACCGGTCCCGTGGCCCGACGATTCGGCCATGCGGACGGGCATAACGGGCGTTTTGCCGTCATAGTTGCGCGCCGTTACTTCACGGCCGAGCGCCGCCAGAAACTCGGTCTGGTTCGGATCCGGCCCGGTCTCGTCCTGCAGCGGTCCGGGCTCGCCCCACGGGTACATATCCCGCACGAAACCCAGCGGATCGTTGCGATACAGTCTGACGATTTCCGCGAGTTCGACGTCCGCCGCTGTGATCACGACTTCTCTGCGTCCGCTTCCCGCTTCGCCCTGCGCTCGCGCAGTACCTCCGCCAGCGAGATCTCAATCGCGCCGCCATCCTTGCCCGTCATCTCCACACTGGCCGCCCTGAATGCGGGGATCTTCGCGCGCAGCAGTGCGAGGTGCAGCGATTCCGAGCGCTTCCATATGCCGAGCGGCGGCGCGCCGGGCACGTCGCGCCAGGCGCGTACCTCCGGGATCGCCGGAACTGCCGCTACGGCTGCCCGCGGTCCGCCTTCGTCTTTCCAGTCGAGTGCCTCGACGGCTTCGACCGCCGGGACGGCCGGCGTCAGCACGTACTCTTCGCGCGGATAAATAAACTGGCCCTGGTAGACGTTCGGCTCGTATACGCCGACGAGCGCGCGCTGCACAGCCGAGTCGTAAAGCGTCTGCGTGGCTTCGATATCCGCGAGGTCAAAGGCCGCGCGATATTTCGCGTCTTTGCGCAGCCAGTCGTAATGGATCGACCGGTTGATGCCGACCGCGGCCGCGGCCGCCGTCAGGTTCGCGCAGTTCTTATAGGCGTCCAGAAACGCCGGTTTCTTGTTCGGCCGGCGCCGCTGGATCCGCTTCGGCGCTTTGGGTTTCGCGCGCACGCCTATTCGCGGAACGCTCCCCCGCCGCCTTCGGCCGAGGCCGCGAGGATGACGGCGGCGAGCGCCGTCTCGCCAACCGCGCCGGCGGCTTCCTCGCTCACGTGGCCGGTCTTAACCAGTGCGGCTTTCAGGTGCGCGAGGATGCCTTTGTGCTGGTGAGGTGCGATGGTTACGGTTGGTTGGTCCATAAGACTCAGAGCTCGAGGCGTTCTTCCATCGAGTAAACGGCTTCGATCAGCAGTGCGACGCGAAAGATAAGTTCTGTAAGTCGTTCGCCTAACTCAGTCGAGCAACTTTCGGATGTTCCCCTCTCGTCTTTCGTCGGGCAGCGGGGAGTCAGTACGGACCCGAGTCGGGCTTCGAATTCCGCGAGTTTTTTCGACAGTTGCTCTGTTGCGTCGAAAAGACTTTCCATATTCCTGGGGATTTCGCGGGAAGGCGCCGGCGCGGCTTTATTGCACTCACTCCCAGCAAAACCGGCGCGATATGCCGCGGCGACCGCGGCGGAGTACTCGTTGCTTACTTCCACAAAGGCTCGTTTTTCCATAATTCGTTAAGGCGCGGGCGTTGCGACGGGCGCGGGCGGCGCAGGCGGTGCCGGCGGCGCTGCGGGCGGCGCTGCGGGCGGGGCGAAGCGCGCGAGAATCGCGGCGAGCGCGGCCTCGCTGGCGTTCAGGTACAGCGTGCCTTTGGCTGAGGTCACAAACAGCGGGGCTTCGGCCTCGGCCACTTCGAGCAGGCCGATTGCGACGTTTTCGAATACGTTCAACATGGTTTTTCCTTTTTCGCCGGGTCGATGTCCGCGGCGTCGATCGCGACGCTCACGGCTCGGCCGAGAATCGCGACCGGGATCGACAGCGATGACGCGCCTTTCACGCGGCTTATGACGCCTGTGACGCCCGCAAACGGACCACGCGCTACCGTCACGGTCTCGCCTGCCACATATGGACAGAGCGAGACCGGGGACGGCTGCGCCGCGATTCGTTGCAAATTTGCAATGACGGCGTCCGGAACCGCCTCCGGGGCGCCGATGCCTAAAATCTGCACGACGCCTCTTGTACGCAGGACGGCGTCGTGCGCGGCGACGGGATCGAACCGGCCAAAGATATAGCCGCTGAACAGCGGTTTCGTTGTGACGACCTGTCGATCCGTCCAGCGCGCGGTCTCTGCCCGGGTGGGCAGAAACTGATCGATACCCTGCGCGGCCAGCGCGTCGCGCACGGCGAATTCAAAACGGCTGCGTAACCTCAGCGCGAACCAGGCGGCGCCGGGAGAGGGCGGCGCCTCCTGGCTCGGCCCGTGCAAGGGATGCGCTACGCGCCTTTCAGTCACGGAAAACGCTTTTTGCATAGAGCTGCTGCGCGTCGGTTCTTCTATTAGTCGGCGCAACGCGGAACGCCGAACGGATCGGGGCCTCCGTCAGCGCGTTTTCGAGTGCAGCGGCGTCAACCGGTCGCCGGCGCGGAATACGACCTCGGCATATGGTTTATCGACGAAAAGCGGCCGCACGCGCCACGTTTCGACGCCGTTTTCGCCGCGAACCAGGTACAAAAATTCGAACGGCGTGCCGTTATGGCAGGCCATCAGGCCCGGCGACGGCGTCATCATGAGCTGTAGCTGTGGGTCGCCATGTGACTCGCCTGAAACGCGCGGATTTCCCGGATATCGCTGGCGATGCCGTCCAGTCGCCTCGACAGTTCCGAGAATACGGCCATCGACACGGTGTTGAGCTCCAGCCAGGCGATCCGCCGCTCCAGTTCGCCAACCCGGGTCGATTCGGCCGAGGCGCTGCGCGCCGATGCGTCCCGGCGCAGCAACCAGGCGATAAAGAGGGTCAGCGCCGACGACATGACGCCAGAAATAAGAGCGGGGTTCACACCAGATAGTCGGCGCGCGCGGGCGGGCTGTACGGCTCACCGCGACGGTACGCGGCCATGGCGTCGCATTCGGCGCGCAGGCGCAGCCATTCGGCGGATCGTTTTGGCTCGCGGCCGGCGCGGCGCTGGCGCATGTATTCGCGGTGTTTGCATGTCGCGCAGCCGCCGCACGCGCAGGACGGCGCCCGTCTCATTCGCCGGCCCCGTACGGGATAGGGTAGCGATGCCGGCGCGATCCCATGACGATGTGAGGGCGTAAACAGAGGAACAGCGACGTCGCTTCCCATTTGTCGACCGAGGTCTCGGGCGGTTCCTGCCAGGCGTCGCGCTCTCTGGCGATGCAATCTTCCTCGGCCAGCTCCGCGAGCGTGCTGGGCAGCGCGGCGCGAGCGCGTAGGTTGAGCGTTTCGCGGTGTAAATGCGAATCCCGGCGTTTCAGCGCGCTCCACGTTTCCGCTTTCACGGGAGCGGCGCCATCGGTCCGATCAGTGTAATGACGGCGCTCGGCGGGTACATCGGCACGATCGCATAAAGCGTCGCGGTATCCTGCGCCGAGAGATTTCCGGCCGTCACGGTGAATGACGCGAAGGTCGCGCCGGGTGCTGCCGTTGCCTGCAACGGCACGGTTACGAGGATATTGCTCGAATAGATCAGCAGCGTTAAACCGGCGGCCGGCGCGGGCGCGTTAAGTCCGACCGTGCAGGTACTCGA